TGCAAAGGACAATATGTTTGATAAAAGACCTCATCTAGGTCTTCCTTCGTGGTTTAAGCGATGATATAATTCTTAGATGGAGGCAGGGCACCACCACATACCCCCTGTCTCCTTTTAAGGATTTTATTATATGTTAGGTATTACAGCTTTATCACAGTCCCCGATATCTTCTTTAGGAGGAACTAGTGTCAACGTAGCCGTTACAGGTTCACAGTTAATAGGTTCTATCGGTGCTACAACTGTAACTGCAAATGCAAATGTAGCCGTCACAGGTTTACAATTAACAGGGTCTTTAGGAAATTCTAATATTGATATAAACACTAATGTAAGTGTAACAGGTTCTCAGTTAACAGGTTCTATTGGAAGTGCTTCTACTCAAGCTGGAGCAAGTGCTGCAGTAACTGGATCTCAATTGACTATGTCAATGGGAGAAGAAGCTCTTGTAGGAAATGCAAACGTACCAGTTACGGGTTCACAATTAGGTTTATCACTTGGTACTTATTCTGTAAGTGCTGACGGTAATGTCAGTGTTATTGTTACTGAACATGACATGGTTATGTCAACAAATAGTGTTGATGTAACAGGTGACGCAAATATAAGTATTACAGGAAGTCAAGCTACATTCTCAGTTAATTCAGTTTCTATTGCAATAAGTAAAGATGTTGATGTTACAGGAAGTCAATTACAAACGTCAATAGGTTCTGCAACAACTACCGCAGATGCAAATGTTAGTGTAACTGGAAGTCTAATAACAGCTGCTTTAGGAGAAGAAACCATAGATATAAATACTCCTGTAGATGTTACAGGTTCTCAGTTGACCTCTTCTATTGGTACAGCAGTAGCTGTTCCTGGAGTAGAGGTTGCAGTCACAGGTATTCAATTAACTGGATCTATAAATGGTCCACTAATTACTGCTTGGTCTAACGTAGATCCAGATGTGACCAACACATGGACTGAAGTAAATAAAGGGGTTTCTAATACTTGGACAGAAGTTGATATAGCAGCTTAAAAAGGGTATAATACAAAATTATGGCATCAACATTTTCATCAGATCTTAAATTAGAACTAATGGCTACGGGTGAAAACTCGGGTACATGGGGAACTAAAACAAACACAAATCTAGAACTTGTTCAACAAGCAATAGCAGGTTTTGAATCTATAACTTTATCAAGCGGTTCAACTACAGCACTAGTAATGAGTAATGCATCTATTTCTACTGCTAGAAATATGGTAATTAAGTTTGCGACAATTACATTAGCTGGCGCAACGACAGTAACTATACCAGACTCAATAGAAAAATTTTATATATTTGATTGCAGATTAATTACTAATCCAACAAACCTTACGATTAAAACTGCATCGGGAACTGGATTTACATTAGATTCTTCAAAAATTTATGCAGCATATGCTGATGGTACAAACTTAAATGAAGTATCACTAGATACATTAGGTGGTACAATAGGAACAGCTTCAATTGCTGATGATGCAGTAAACAACGATAAAATTGCTGACGATGCAATCCAAAGCGCACAGCTAGCAGATAATGCTGTTTTGACCGCTGCCATTTCTAACGTAAATGTGACAACGGCTAAAATTGCTAACGATGCTATAACTGCTGCAAAACTACAAAGAAAATTTACAATAAGTACATCTTCCCCATCAGGAGGTAGTGATGGAGACATTTGGTTTAAATATTCATAGGAGTTTAAATGGCTAATACCTATGGCAAAGTATCAGGAACGTTTCAAGAGATAGATAATGCTTATGGCAAAGTATCGGGTACTTGGCAAGAAGCAGATGAAATATATGCAAAAGTATCTGGTGTTTGGAAATTAGTATTTGCAGCTTTTCAAGCAACTTCAATTCAAACATTAAGTTCAGGATCAGGAACTTTCACAGTGCCTGATGGTGCTAACGCAATTCACATACAGGCTTCTGTTGGTGGAGGTGGTGGAGCTGCAGGTGGAGTTAGTTACGATAAAGCAGGGGGTGAATCTGCAGGAGCAGGTGGAGGATCAGGAGCTTATGTATCAGATAAAGTCTTTACTGTTGCTGAAGGCGAAACAATTTCTTATGGAATAGGTGGTGGTGGTGCACCAGGAAATCAAACATCTAATTTTGGTCATCCTAAAACAGCCTCAGCTGGAACTAATACAACTCTTTCTGGATCTTCAACTGGATCTTTATTTACTTTAGGTGCTGGAGGTGGAGCAAGTGGTACAGGTGGTGCAGTACAAGGACCTTTAAGAACAAACACTGCAGGAACTGCTGGATCGGCTACAATAAATGGCTCAGCTGTTACGTCAGGAAATTTTAGAGATAGTGATGGATCAACTAAAGCAGTAACAACTTTGACATCAGGGCCGGTTGGAACATTTAATCAATCAGGTAATGGAGTTGTTGGTGGTAACAATGGAAACTGTAGTGGAGACAACTGTCAAATAGGTGGATCTATTGGTGGTGCATCTTATTCAGGTAATGTTGCAGGAGGCGCAGGATCACCTCAAGGTGGATCAACTGGTGGAACTGCAGGAACTCGTGGATCAGGTGGAGGTGGTGGAGGTGCTCAATACGGCACTGAAAGTGTTACCGGTTTAGGAGCTGCAGGTGGTAATGGAGAAATTCAATATAGATTTTTGAGAGTAAATTAATATGCCTTTAACAAATGTAAGAATAGCCCCAGGTTTCAATAAAGCAGATACCCCATCAGGAGCAGAAGGACAATGGATTGATGGAGATTTTGTAAGATTTAGATATGGACAACCAGAAAAAATAGGTGGTTATACAGCTATAGGTCAACAAACAATTGCAGGGCCAACAAGAGCCCAACACACTTGGACAGATTTAGAAGGTAGAAGATATGCTGCACTTGGTACATCTAAAGCTTTATATATTTATTATGAAGACAAATTTTATGATGTAACACCTTTGGCTACAGCCATAACAGGTGCAACTTTTACATCAACAAATGGATCAGATATTGTAACCGTAAATAAAACAAGTCACGTTCTTGAAGTTGGAGAGTATATTACTTTTTCATCTGTCACTGTACCAGGACAAGCTACTACGCTTAATGGTGATATAAATGATTCTGTTACAACTATTACACTTACAAGTTCCACAGGTTTTTCTTCGGCAGGCACTGTAAGAATTGGTAATGAACTAATTACATATACAGGAAAGTCTTCGAACGATTTAACAGGATGCACAAGAGGTACAAACAGCACAACTGCAGCATCTCATTCAAGTGGTGTAGCAGTAAGAGAAGCAACAGTCACAAGATACAACACAACAGATTTTACTAGTTTTACTTTTGAAGTATTAACTACAGCTACGAATTCATTTACTATTAAAATGACTACCACTGAAACAGGTACAGGAATGTCCGCAGCAGGTGGAGCTTCAATAAATCCTTATGAAGAAATAGGGCCAACAATTCAAACTTATGGTTATGGTTGGGGCACAGGAACTTGGAGTAGGTTAACTTGGGGATCAGGAACTACTACTTCTTCTTTAATTCTAGATCCTGGATCATGGTCACTTGATAATTTTGGGGAACAACTGATTGCTACTGTAAAAGATGGTAAAACATTTGTTTGGAATCCTGGTGTATCAAACCCATTAGAACAACGAGCAGTAATTATGTCTGGTGCTCCAACAGCAACTAGATTAACTATAACATCAGATAGAGATAGACACGTTGTTCATTTTGGAACTGAAACAACTATTGGAGATTCTACTACACAAGATCCAATGTTTATTAGATTTAGTGATCAAGAAAACTATAGTGTGTATCAACCAACTTCTGTAAATACTGCAGGTACATTTAGACTGGACACCGGAAACAAAATCGTTGCAGCAGTTTCTGGTAAAGATTACAACTTAATTTTAACAGACCAAGCAGCATATACAATGCAGTTTGTGGGCCCGCCCTTTACTTTTTCTATAAGACAAGTTGGTTCTAACTGTGGATGTATTGGTCAACACGCAACCGTATATGCGGATGGTAAAGTATTTTGGATGGGAGCAGGTGGAGGGTTTTTTGTATTTGATGGTACAGTTAAATTACTTCCATCACTTGTAGAAGATTTTGTATTCACGACCACCGGATCAAATGTAGGTATAAATTATTCATCTAATGAAATTATATATGGCTCACACAATTCTTTGTTTAATGAAATAATTTGGTTTTACCCAGCAGGCACCCCCTCAGGTAGTCCAGCAGTACAAAACAATAGATCAGTAGTTTATAATTATGTAGAAAATACTTGGGCTACAATGACTTTAGCTAGAAGTTCCTATGCAGATGCTAGTACCTATGATGTGCCTTATGCAACAGAATACACATCTACTGCAACTCCAACAATTTCTAATTTAAGCGGAGCAACAAATACTTTCGGATCATCTTTATATTTTGCTCAGGAAGTTGGTACTAACGAAATAGCTTTAGATGGTACAGAGACTGCTATACCTGCATACATTCAATCAGGAGATTTTGATTTACCCACAGACGGAGACGGAGAAAATATGCTAAGAGTGAGTAGGTTTTTACCAGACTTTAAAAATCTACAAGGTAACGCAATAGTTACAATATTCTTAAAAAACTTTCCTATTGATGCTGGAAGTTCTTCTCAATTAGGTCCTTTTACTATAAACTCGTCTACAGAAAAAATAGATACAAGAGCTAGAGGAAGATTGGCAAATTTAAAAATACAAAACACAGCAGTCGATGAAACTTGGAGATTTGGAACTTTCAGAGCTGATGTAAACCCAGATGGTAGAAGATAGTGGAACAATTACAACCTCAAGGCATAGCTCCTTTAGTAGATGAAGGTATGACTTTGCCAGATTTTAAAACAATGGGTACAAACGTAATAAAAAATATTGCATTAAATAAAATTGGTGAAAAAATTGGATTAGAATCTTTAGGATCAACTATGTTAGGAACTTCAATAAATCCTTTAATTGGTATATCTGCTCTAGTAGGTAAACGAAACGTAATTTCTAGTTATTTACAAGACAAAAGAATGCAGAAACAATTAATAGCTGCTCAAAATAAAAATCAAATACAACAAATACAACAAAGATTAAATAATCAAAATTCTTCTGTAGGTGATAGAGGCAGAGGAGATAGACCTGGTGGAGCAAACCAAAGTGCACCAAGTACTTCACCTAGAGGTGGGTTTGATTCTTCAGAGAGAGGAGTAGCATTACATGGCTAAAATAAATGTATATGTACCGGAACCACCACAAGAATACACAACTGAAGGTTTTAGACAGATTAACCAAGCTTTAGCTACTGTTGAAAACCAATTGAATACTTCATACCAACAAGACTTGAAAAACGAACAAGATTCGTTTAATTACTTTATGTCATGACAATACAATATAAAAATCAAGGAATAAATTTAACAACAACAGGAAGTACAAGTGTTCTTA